TGTAGACGAGCATACGGATCCTGCATCCGACCGCCGCAGCCGAGCCATTGTGAAGTGGCTTGGTGTCGAGCGCCGAAATCAACGCACTAACCGACGTCTTTACGAGACGGACCCGGAGTTTAATCTGGGGACGAATCGCGTTGTTGCCGGATGGCGCATCCTCATGGAGGCTGCCAACCAAATACAGCGGACGATCGGGGTGTCGCCGCCAACCTGGCTCCTGGAAACAGGCAGCTTTAGTGGTGGTGCTAGTACCTCGCGCAAGCGAGAGACCGGCGTGTTGTTTTCAAAGTTCGTCGGGTCCTTGGACTCCACGCCTGAGGCCTGGGAGGCGTCGCAAGACGCCATCAGGTCCAAAGGCACGTGGACCGAATACGAACCTGGTATACTTAAACCCAGGTTAGTACGAGGCAACGTCCTTTTCACTGTTCCGAAGACGGCTGTTATCGATCGGGTTGCTTGTAAGGAACCCGATGTTAACATCTTCTCACAGAAGGCGGTGGGCGACTACTTTCGTCGCCAACTGCGTAAGCGCGCCAGGATTGATCTGAATGATCAGTCTGTGAACAGAGATTTAGCTAAACAGGGATCGGTCGATGGCAAGATTGCCACAATAGACCTTTCCTCCGCAAGCGACAGTCTCTCTATCAGCCTGGTGCACATCTTACTCCCCAAGAAGTGGTTTGAACTTCTCGACGCTCTTAGGTGCGCCAAGACTTTCATTGACGGACGCTCTCATGTGAATGAGATGTTTTCGTCGATGGGGAATGGTTTTACTTTCGAGTTAGAGAGTCTTGTGTTCTGGGCGCTAGCCCGGGCAACCTCCTATCTAAGCGGGACTAAAGGGAAGATCTCCGTATATGGGGATGATATCATCATCCCAAGCTCAATCGCTAGAGCTTTCATTCGCGTCCTCTCGTGGGTGGGTTTCTCTACGAACGTCAAGAAAACGTTTGTGGATGGCCCCTTTCGAGAATCTTGCGGAGGACATTACTGGAGAGGTCTTGACGTAACTCCGTTCTACCTGAGGTCTCCAATCAAGGATGTCTCAGACTTGATCCTCTTCCTGAATCAGCTGCGGGCATGGATCATTCGCACACAAGCGGATGAACTATTCGGTGCGTGGGAAGGCCAGAGTAACCCTTGGGTTCGCTTCTGGTACTCACTAGCCGGTCTTGTCCCTAAGCCTTTGTGGGGAGGTTATGCTACGGAGTCTCGCAGCCAACTAGTCA